CTTCATTGAAGAACTCATCCTGAAGTGGAGTAAGTTGACTTGTCTGAGAGATGACTTCTTTTTTCACATAACGAAGGTAATCCTCAATAGAGGAAAAGTTTTTGAAGTAATCAATAAATTCATTTGCTGCCCATACAGCATCATCCTCAGATACAATCATCATAAAATAAGTTTCTTACTTGGAGTTTCAATTGGGGAAAAGATCTTCTTATAATTGTCTACGATCTCTTCTCTTGTGTCAATCAGATAAACAATATACTGCTTATCAACTTTAATACTCTCATCTTCTTTTGAGAGAACTGACCAAGGTGCAAATCCAATCTGGCCTTGAGCACTAGGAACTGCAACAAGAGGATTTTGAACTACAACATAGTCATTGGTTTCTTCAACCAGAGTGAAGATTACTTCTTCACCAGTGTTCATTCGTAATACCTTAATGTCCATAATCAATAAAATTTAGATTCATTTTCGAGTGTTGAGTGGAGAAGAACTCCATCAACTTTATTAAGTAGTTCCTGCATACCACTATGTAGTAGACGATATCCAGTTCCAACATATAACTGACCAAACACAACTGCGACTGTAGCAGTTCCCCAGAAATAATAGTAGAACCTAGACTTGACTTGGGCCTTTAGTTTCCTTTTTTTCATTATAAGTAATAATAATTTGTTTTGATGCGATTCCTTGGGAGTTTAAGGTTTCTTTGTACTCAACTCTACCACCAAGAAGTTGGACTGCATCGCGGAGATTGTTTGAGGCAACGATTTGATCTGCTTGTTCTTGAGTAATCCTATACATTAGTAAGTTTGTCAATGTACTGATAAATCAAACTCCACCCAAATTCATAGGTGTCACCATTCTCATCTTGAAGAAAGAATGGAATGTTTGGGTGGAAGTATTTAGCCCGATAATAATGATTGATTACATTATAGTCATCATCCACACACCGTTCGTGTTCTAGTTGTTCTTCCGTCATTTGAATTCACACTCCACCATAAGTTCAGTCAGGCAAGCAAGCATGTTTATTTCTTGATCTGCCACAAATGCCATTTGATACTGATACTTAGCAAGAGTAAGAACAGCAGCAGGAATACTACTCGGAGCCATGGAATCATAACAAGCATCGTAAATACGACGCAGAAGTACAGAAGTATCATTGTCCAAATTATTGACGACCCACTTACGTACCTCAGGAAAGTCTTTTTCCTTAAGTTTCTTAACCAAGTCATTGACCTTGACATCAGAGAATGTAGCGAGGATACCTGCATCAATTTTACCTCCAGCAGAATATCGTTGACACTCATTTAAAACACGACGCCAATCTGGGAAGTGCTTATTAATAAGTTCTACCAGGACCTTGTTATCATATTCAACACCTTCTGTATCCAAGATTTGTTGGATGCGTTGAAAGAAGGATGCCGCAAGTTTTGGTTTGCTCTTAGAGTTACTGGAGAAATCGATACAGGCACATCGGGAGTGGAGTGGCTCAATGATTTTGTTTTTGAAGTTGCAGGTGAAGATGAACCTGCAGTTGCCACTAAACTCCTCAGTAAACGCCCTAAGGAGGAGTTGTACATCGTTGGTTGTGTTATCTGCCTCATCAATGATGATGACTTTGTGTTTAGCAGTTGACGAAAGCGAGACGGTCGAAGCGAAGTTCTTCGCAGTGTTTCGGACAGTATCCAAGAATCGACCTTCGTCGGATCCGTTGATGACATAAACATCTACTCCAAGTTCATTACAAAGTGCTTTTGCGACAGTGGTTTTACCACATCCAGCGGGCCCAGCCAGAAGTAAATTAGGTACTTCACCTTTATGTAGGAAGTCTTGAAAAGTCTTCTTGATATTCTCTGGGAGAATACAATCTTCAATAGTTTTGGGTCGATACTTCTCAACCCAAAGAAATTCGTCACGCATGATAAAAAATAAAATCAGTAGGTCTTCTTGATTGCCAAGAGAGTCTCAAGGGGAATCCATGCAGGATTCTCATCAGCAAACTGCACTTGAACTTCAGTAATCACTCGTTCAAGATGTTTACTATACATTTGCCTGGTATTCAATACAGGACTTAGAGGATTTTCTACACCCATTCTGGTTTACGCTCAGGAATACGAAGGTAATTATCGCACACCCACGGTTTAGATGCAATATACATCTTGTAAGCCGTGAAGGTATCAATACTGGTATCAAGTTTATATTCATCAGGCATTGCCCTTGCAAAGGGTGTTACCTCATCAAGATTTCCCTCTGGGAACAATCTGAGTGCTTCTACAAGGGTCTTGTAGCAAGAATGTACCTTATCATACCTGAGAGTGTACTCATGGCACATATGAAGACCGTGCTTGATTAACCAGTAAGAATTATGAATGCTCTCCGCAGCCCACTTAGTGCAAGGATGATTGCGGAATGCACCTTTTTCAGTTTTGTATGGTTGACCATCAAGGCGATGGAGTTCACCATATCCATGTCCCCATTTGTCTGATGCAACGATAGATAGCATCTGACAGCACTCAAGAGGCATCTTGACAATATGCTTGTCGGGCAATACTTGAGCAGACTCCTTAGGAGATAAACAAGTTGCGAAGATGTTCATGATAAAAGTTTGCTAATGCTGATAGCAAGAAGGAATGATAACATTATAACCACATCCCAAGACTTTGTGCGGACAAAGTAAGGGATTGAAATAAAGTCGGCAATGAAGTTGATGATAACTCCTGCCAGCACATTTACATGGAGAATAATGAAGTAGGCAACAATGACTCCAATGCTGCCTATGATTCTGAGGGGAATATCAACCGAAACTTGAGTCGGGTTCCAACGCGATGTAATAAGTGAGTTCATGATTCTTACTTTCAAAGCGGGAGAGTAGTTTTTTAGACACAACAACTTCATAAGTTCCAGGGAGAATCTTGATGTTCTCTACTTTAAAGTTAAAGCAGAACTCGGAATCAGTTTCACCAACAATCTCTTCATGAGTGTTAGAGGTATCATTCTTCTTGTCGTGAACAACAAGTTTGACAACTCCAGCTTCACCAATAACAGACAGGTCAGGAACCTGATAGATTGCTGCTGCTTTCATCAAAGTACCAAGAACCTGAGTGTCAAGTTCAAAGCATACATCCTCAGAAGGAAGAGTGATGGATTTCTCAGGTGGGCTGACAATCACGTTGGGATCAGCAAAGAAGAAACGATTACGCTTCTTGCCTTCACGAATCAAGAGATATTCGTTGTTGCTGAAGTCTAGTTCTGGGTTAACATGTAGAGAAGAGACAGCATTCAAAAATTGATTCAGATCATAAATGCCAAAGTCCTTAGGGAACTCTTCAGGAACTTTTGCCTCCGCAAGAATATTCTTCATCACAGAGATAGTGCGAATACAATCACCCTCTTTGATCAAGATAGACTGATTGATGGATGAAAAGTTCTTGAGCAGGTTAATAGTTTTATCAGATAGTTTCATAATCACTGGTTGTAGGTTTCACGTTGAGCGTTCTTGTCGTTGAAATGCATCAGAAGCACAGCATAGTGCAGAATCTTCATAATGTCACGACGTGCAGTGCCCTTCTTGTCATATCGGGATGCATACTTGAGGATATTGCTGCGGCAGAAGGATTCGCCATCACCACAAGCTTCAATCAGATCAAGTGTTTGGACAGCATCATCACCAGCGGAATAATGTTGATTGTATGTTGTAGAAATATAATCTTTCAGTTCTTTGATAATCCGTTCTTCACTATACTTAAAGCGATTAGGATTGTTACTAGTAGTCATATCAAGGTCAAAAGAAATAGTATCAGTACCATAGGATCCAAGAAAATCCATTGGAACCGCTTGTGCTGCTTGGAAAGAGATAGTGTCTGTTCCCTCTCCACCGTAGATTACAGTGTCGCCACCAAGGGCAATTGTATCTTGAGCAGCAGCACCAGGGTTACCTGTCACACTGAATCCATCTTCTGCCCAGTAGTCTTGATTAGTCATGTTCAAATCATCAAATAAAAAGGACCAAGAGTTTGTTGTTATTATATCAGAGAATCTCTGATTGGTCAATGGGAGAAAACTCTTTCATTGCATCTTCGTCAAGTGTGGGAAGATTGAAGTCTGCATCGACTTTATCATACAGTTCCAGGAATGCTTGCTTAGTTTCGTCATCAAAACGATTCACACAAACCTGAATAGACTTTGCCTTATCACCAAAGATGTTGAATGCTTTGGCAATATGAACCAGACGACGAGTGGAGATAACTTCATCAATGCCACCATCATAGAAGGTCTTGCGGATGATGTCTGCCCAATCTGCCAGACGCTTACAGAACTCAGTATCATCACAGAGACCAGAGAGAATCTTCTCTTCAGTCTTGGCAGTCGGATACTCCTGCTCGAAGGTCACAGGGAACCGCTCAAGGAAGGCTTCGTTGAGCACATTAGTTCCAATGAATCGTCCGTCATCGGAACCTTTGCCTTTGGTGTTAGCAGTGGCGAATACGTTGAAGCCTTCTGAGGGCGTAATGAACTTGCCAATCTTCTTGAGGAAAACTCCTTTCCCTTCAAGAATCGACTGAAGACAGAGAATTTTGTTTGAGGCAAGATCGATTTCGTCAAGGAGCAATACTGCTCCTCGTTGGAGTGCTTCAATGACTGGGCCATTGTGCCAGACGGTTTCACCATTAATAAGACGGAAACCACCAATAAGATCATCTTCATCAGTTTCGATAGTGATGTTTACACGGATGAGTTCTCGGCCGAGTTGGGCACATGCTTGCTCAACAGAGAACGTTTTACCGTTTCCAGAAAGACCAGTGATGAACGTTGGATAGAATACACGGGACTTAATAATTTTTTTAATATCACTGAAATTGCCAAACTGGATGAAGGAATCATCTTTCTGAGGGATAAGGTTTTGCTCAACAGCAGGAATTGCTGCAGGTGCATTATAAGTTACTTCAAGTTCTTCCACAGTATCTTGTGTTACTTCCAGGTTCCACTTACCGCGACCAACTTTATAGTCAGTCAATTTGTTGGTGACAGTC